GCCCGCCGTGACGAGATTATCGCAAGGCTGAAAGAGGATGCGGAGAGGTTAGCTGACGGAATGATAATATCTCCGGAAAATGAGGGAGACTTTTGTTCTTATTGTGGAGGAATGGAACACGTAGACGACTGCCCCATCACCCTGCACCGTGCGCTGATGAAGGAGGTGGAATGATACTCACGAAGAAACAGGTAAGCGATTACAAGAGGCTGTACCGCCAATTCCTCACGAAGACGAAGCGTGACCGTGAACTGGCGCACGCGCGGGCGTGGCTGAACTACCGCGGGCAGTTCATCATGAGCCACCCTGCTGGCTGGTGGACGGAGGAGATGCGCAAGGCTGTGATGGCGGAGATAGCGGAGATTGAGAAGGCGGTGAGATGACTGAACTCGAACAACTACTCCTACTCGAAATCGAAGCGGCGGAGCTGCCGGCGCCGAAGCGGCAGTACAAATTCCACTCCTCACGCCGCTGGCTGGCGGATTTCTGCTGGCCGGAATCGCGCCTCATCGTGGAGGTTAACGGCATGACGCACGTTGCCGGCCGAGGGCATACATCGTGGGCGGGAATTCACCGCGATTATGAGAAGGCGAACGGGGCGCAAATGATGGGATATAGATATTACCAGTTTGACCGTGAGATGATTGAGGACGGCACGGCTATCAAGGCCATTTGTGAGTATCTTGGGAGGTGCGAGGGATGACTGACCTTTCCGTGATGATGAATTGGTTTGCGCCGGACGTTGAAACACGCGAGACTTACTGCGCTCGCTGTGGCACGCACGTCACCGCTGACAGGCACGCCTCAAAGGTATTGTGTGAACCGTGCCGGCGGGAGTGCAGCATTTTGAACAGCCGCAATCAGTACGCCAAGCACGCGGGCGGGTACGCCTCCACCGGTGACCCCGAAATTGACCTGGTGATGGCGTTGATACTGCACGCGGCACGTGAGGCGAAGGCTGGCGACCGTGACGCGGCACAATTCCTTGTAGCACATGACGGCGCGGAGTTATGGCTGAAATGCGTAGGCATTGGCGTGATGAACCAGATGCGCCGGAAGCTGGAATTATTAGCGATTGGAGCGGAATGAATAGACCAACAGAAGATGAAGCGGAGTACAACATCATTATCGCCGCCCTCACACCCACCCAGGCGAGGGCGGTGACCCTTATACGTCTCGGATACCGGAAATCTGACATTGCGCGCAAAGAGGGAAAGAGCAGGTCAACAATTACACGAATATTCAACGAATTACGCAACAAACGGCTGTTTTCGTGACCATTAGTTAGTGAGGAATATTATGCGAAAAACTTGCGTTTGCGGTAAATGCATCACGCGGGGAGACCTGTGTAATATTTGCCTCAATATCTACGGCGCTGATAGGGCGGAGTGGCCGGCATGGCTGAAACTCCTTGTCAATGATATGCGGAAGGAACTCCGCCGAGAGCGCCGTATTGACGAACACGAAATCACTTTCACCGATTTAGGAGTGTACTAATGGCAGGACTTTTGAAATCACGCAAGTTTTGGCTGGCATTGTTTGGCGTAGTCCAGACGGTTGTATTCCATTTCCTCCCCAACATTGACCCCGCGTTGTGGCAGGCTATTGACGCGCTGGTGATCGCATTGATTACCACAATCGCCGTTGAAGATGCTGCCGAGAAGCGAGCAGGCGGCGGCGCTGGATAGATTCATCCTTCCTCCTTTCCAGTCCGGCATCCTGCCAACAGGGTTCCTCTCTCTTTCCCCTATAAGGATGCCGGATCGGAGCGGAGCAGTGGGCAGAACAGGGGTAATGGTTGAACAAAAGAAAAACATTAATCTGGCATACTGAGCAGCGCAAACTTGGTGAATTGATCGAGTGGGATAAGAACCCTCGCCAATTGACAAATCACGATGCCGAACATCTAAAAAAGTCGATTGATAACTTTGGTATTGCCGATCCGCTGATTATCAATACGGATAACCGTATCGTTGGTGGGCATATGCGCCGCCGGATTATGCTGCAGAATGGATACAAGCCGGATGATACGATTGATGTGCGCGTGCCAGACCGGACGTTGACAGAGCGCGAAGCCGAAGAGTTGGCTATTCGCCTGAATAAAAATAGCGGGTCGTGGGATTTTGACGCACTGGGAAATAATTTTGAATTTGAAAATCTGATTGATTGGGGGTTTAGCGATGAAGAACTGACCGGGCTGGATTTTGGAGATACAGAACAGACCGGTGATCCTGTAGCGCAGATTGATACAAATCAAACACTGAAGTTGTCTGAATTGATGGATTTGCGCGAAAAATGGGACGTGAATATCGGACAAGTTTGGAGATGTGGTGACCACACTGTTATGTGCGGAGATAGCACAAAACAAGAAACCTTTGACACTTTGTTTGAGACGATCCAGAGACCTGAATATCTGATCTATGATCCTGACTGGGATTCCGGTTTATCTATTCCAGAATATGAATATCAGGGAATAATCGCTTACAGTGATGGATACAGGGCGCGGGATGTGATTAAAATGTTTGGGTTGCCGACATGGATATTTGCGTGGGATGGAATCACATCGTGGTATACCCCAAACCGCCCCTTGCGTCGCGCAAAACTAGCATTTTGGTTTGGAGATATTGAGCAATACAACTTCGACGGGGCACATTATGGCGATGCTGGCGAAGAGCATGAAGTAAAAAATTCGCGCGGAGCATATATGTTCCATCCTGATCCGCGCGGAAAGCACTTGAGCGACATCTTCCAAATGTCACTTCCGCAACTGCATAGTGATGGATTCCATCCGTATGAAAAACCGCTTGATTGGGTGCGCCTGCTGATAGGGGATTGTTTCTCTGGTAATTCGGTGTTCGATCCGTTTCTAGGCTGCGGAAATACAGCACTTGCCTGCCAGCAGCTCGGGAAATCCTGTGTCGGAATTGATATTGAGCCAATGTATATTGCGTTCTTATTGGAGCAGTTTAGCAAGATTGGCATTCAGCCGGTGTTAGAGGTGAACAGTGTCAGTGATTTATGAGCCAACCGGATCGGCGCGCAGTGATGCAGCACTTGCGTTGAACATCTATCACGGATGTACACATGCTTGTGCTTATTGTTATGTTCCGTCTGCGACGTTCACAAAACGGGCAATATTCAATGCCAGTGTTGAGCCTCGTGCCGACTTCCTGGTAATGCTGGAAAAGGACGCTATTGCGCGCTATCAACGTGGAGAGGGTGGTCACGTTCTGATGTCATTTCTTAATGATCCCTACCAGCCAGCCGAATTAGAATACGGACTGACACGCAAAGCAATCCAGATTCTACATGCAACCGGTCACACCTTCGTAACACTCACGAAGGGTGGAACGCGCGCGTTGCGTGACATCAAGCTGTTTACGCCGCGCGATGAATTCGCCAGCACTCTAACAACTACAACAGATGAACTTAGTCGCAAGTGGGAGCCAGGGGCGGCGTTATTCGAGGATCGCTGTAATGCGCTGCGGACATTCCATGAAGCCGGAATACCTACGTGGGTGAGTCTTGAGCCAGTGTTGTACGAATACGAAGTTTATAAGATCGTTGAAAAGACGCGAAATTTCGTCAATCATTATCGTATTGGACGCCTGAACAGAAACGCGCATGAAAAGACGATTAACTGGTATGGTTTTGCCGAGCGAGTAACAAAATTCATGCTTGAGAATGACATACCTTACTTCATTAAGAAGGAACTCCTTCCGTACTTACCGGAAGGAGTCCCAGATGTATATAGATGCCGGAGGCCTTAGAACAGCGATGGTTGCAATATCTGCGACGCGGATTTTATCTCTGTGTATTGTCCACCGATTCTACTCACCAGGATGAATCTATGGCAATTCAAAAAATTTTTGCATGTACACATCAATATGACCGGCCTGGATTCGTGCTCAAATATTTCCAGCCCGCCATAAAAATCCGCTATCCGAAACGGGAGATTCCGGTCTTTATAATTCACATTGCCCCATTGGGGAATATGGAGATATCTATCACCCAGCAGCTCCGCCAGTTTGGACTTGCAATATGCGGTTGTATACGAAAATGCGTGCAATCGCACGTCAAATATTACCCCGTTCAATTCATCCGCGATCTGCTTGATTTGCGATGGTTCAAAATTGGAATAGCCAATCATGTATATCATCTTATTCATTCTCGCCAAACAGATATCGTGCCCGGCGCAGAGCCTGGCGCTTGGTCAGATAACCACCAAACTCTTCAATCCGGTGGGTGTATTCCGTATGACATCCGGTCAATGCCCGTGTCCGAGCATCTAGCGGACGCTGATACTGTCCGGTATTCTCGTCCCACCATGCTACGGAATAACGCACATTTCCGGATTCATCGTAATACTCGTGAATATATTGGTCATATTTTGCTTTCATTTTGTCCTCCAATAGAATTGAATTTAACTTACACTTATATTATACGCGCAATTGTGCTCATTGTCAATAGGCAATCCATGGTGATATGGCAAGAGGTTTACTAAGTTTATATGGGACACCGCAGGCTGAGCAAGAAGATGGTTATAGAGGCGCTGAAGAACAAGAAGGGAGCGGTCTACTTGGCTGCTGCCGACTTAGGATGCTCGCATACCGCCATCTATGCTTATATTAACAAGTATCCAGAGTTGCAAGAATTGAAGGATCAGTTTGACGAAGAGGTTACAGATATTGCCGAGCTTAATCTACGCAAAGCGGTGATCAATGCTGACCCGTGGGCGCTGAAGTATCAACTATCCACGAAGGGCAAGAATCGCGGTTACGTTGAGCGGCAGGAGGTCACGGGCGCGGATGGTGGGGACATAAAACATTCATTGACGGTGAGGGAATTGACGCAGGGCGGTGATTCCGATTGAGGTTATATCAGACTTACATCCGGCGCAGTTCAAGATTTACAAGGATGATACGCGCTTCAGGACTGTATCAGCCGGCAGGCGTTTCGGCAAAACGTGGCTTGCAGTTACAGAATGTTTGCAAGTCGCTATGCGTGGCGGGCGCGCCTGGTGGATCGCACCAACCTACAAGATGAGTAATGTCGGCTGGCGGCCAATCAGGCAGGTTTGTTCACCTCTTGACGGGGTATCGGTCAATAAGTCAGAACGGCAAGCGGTGTTTCCAGGCGGTGGATTGGTGGCTGTTAGATCAGCCGACAATCCTGACAGTCTGCGCGGTGAGGGGCTTGATTTTGTTGTTATGGATGAAGCCGCGTACATTATGCCGGAGGCGTGGATAGAGGCAATCAGGCCGGCATTGTCAGACAGGTTAGGGCGGGCGCTGTTCATCTCCACACCACGCGGGCGCAACTGGTTTTGGGACATTCACCGCAAGGGTGGGGCGGAGCCGGATTGGTCATCGTTCACCTACCCGACAAGCGCGAACCCTTTCATGCCGAAAGGTGAGATCGAAGCGGCGCGGGCGGAGTTACCTGAAATCATATTCAGGCAGGAATACCTGGCGGAGTTCGTTGATTCAGAGGGCATGGTCTTCCGCAGGGTACACGACGCGGCCATCCTGCAACCTCTTGAGCAACCGCTTGAGGGTCACCAGTACAGCGCTGGGGTGGATGTGGCGGCGGCGGTGGATTACACGGTTATCACGGTGCTGGACGTGAACACGCGCGAAATGGTGGCGCTTGACCGATTCAACCGCGTGGATTACCCGGTGCTGGAGGACAGGCTTCTCGCCACCTACCGCAAATGGCATCTGGACGGGATGGTAGTGGAATCGAACAGCATTGGCGCGCCAGTGATCGACCACCTGCGAGAGCACGATATTAACATCATTCCCTTCACCACGACGAACACGACAAAGCATGACATTATCCAGAGATTACAGAGCGCATTTGAACACGGGCTTATCCACATCATTGACAATCCAATCCTGGTTGGCGAGCTGCTATCCTACGAGAGCAAGCGCACGCCGTCGGGCAATTATACATATTCAGCACCAGAGGGGCAGCACGACGACTGTGTGATGTCCCTCGCGTTCGCGTGGTACAGCATCAGCAACGACGCGTGGCTCATCAGTTAGGAGCAAACATGGCGAAAACAAAAGGCGTTAGCATCAGGGACATCAGCGAAGGCGTGAAATCGATCAACTTCGATATATTCGGGGGCATTGACGGGTTTCTGGCGATGACCTCAGGCACGGGGGACAGCGACATCGCGCAGGCGCAGCAGCTCAGGCGCGTGGTGCCGTGGCTGGCAAAGGCGGTGGACATGACCGCCAACGCCGTGAGCGCGCTGCCATTTGACATACTGAGAGAGAACGGCGAACCGTACGACACATCCGCCGATTGGAAGAACAAAACGGGCGGGCTTGAATCGCCGGAGTCGCTGTTCTACCTGCTGGCATCCTCGCTGTGCTTTGGGCGCGCGTATCTCATTCCGCAACTGACGAGCCGGGCGATCGTGGACATGCAGTTCGTTGCGCCTCAAACCGTGAGAGCGGAGATAACGCGTGACGGACTGAAATGGTTTGACCGCACGACTGACAAGGGCGCGGTATCAAGGTATTACCCAATCGAGAGCGAACTCGACCCCGTGATGGTGTACTTCTGGCTGCCTGACTCCGACGTGGAGATCGGGCCGGCGCTGACGCATCCGGCTGGCAACGCGCTCTTGAGTGCGCGGTTGCTATTCAACATGGACGGGACAATCGCGACCTACGCGGAGCGCGGGTTCATCCCGCCTACGGTGCTTGGCGCGAAGGGAATGCCTGGTCCGGCTGAGCGAGAGAAGGCGGAGCGCTGGTGGGATAGGTTCTTCAGGGGCAAGACCGACATAGCCGCCAAGATCATCAACACCGAAGCGCTGAGCGTGGTCAAGGTGGGCGCTGGCATGGAAGACATCAGGGGCGCATACCCTGAACTGACGAAGCAGATGATAGAGAACATCGCAACTGCGTTTGGCATTCCATCCGGGCTGTTCATGTCCGACATGGCATTTGCAACCGAGATAAAACACCTTATCAAAATTTGGTATACGACCAGCGCGTTCGTGAAGGTGTATAAGGCAATCGAGACGGGATTCAACGAGCAGGTGCTCAAACCGTGGGGGCTGAAGCTGAAGTTTGACCCGAACGCCATTGACGCGATGCAGGAAGAAGAGATGGAGCGCGCAACCGCGTTCTCGACCTACGTCAACGCTGGCATGCGACCGAGCGTGGCGGCTGAGATGCTTGGCATCGAGTTACCGCAGGGAGTGGAGTTCGCTGACCTCGACGCTGACATGGCGGCGAAACAACAGCGCGAGCAGTTGCTGGCTGAGGCGCAAGCGGCACGGTTCCAACCACAAGAGAAAGAGGAGAAGCCGGATGAAGAACAAGAAAAACCCACCGAAGACAAACCAGCCGAAGAAAGGGTGCGGGAAGAACGAAAAGCGGCCGACCCGCTGACGCTGACCTCCGACCAGATCAAGGAACTCAACCTGTGGCGACAGATCGCCGAGCGCAACTGGCGCAAGGGCAAGGGCGCGTGCGCTGACTTCGAGGTGAAGACGCTGCCGGCCGAGATGGCGGATGACATTCGAGAGCGCTTGAAATACGTGACTGGCAAAGAGGACATCGGGCAGGCGTTCGAGGTCACGGGAGCGCCAGCGCATCAGGACATCAACGTGGAAGCGCTGAAGATGGTGGCTGACGCGATTAACCGGGCTGTGGACGCGGGGGTGAACATTGACAATCCCGCCTGAGTATATTTACCTTTGGTTGCAACTTGGAGAGGTCATCTGGTTATGAACTGGTTGCTTGATCTTCTTGACGCGATTCCGGCGCTGTGGCGACTGGTGGAGATCAAGACTGAAGCCATGTTTCTGCGCCAGTTGCGCGCCTACTGCCTGCAGTTATTCAGGGGCGAGCTGGGCGAGTTCGCGTGGATACAGGACATGACCGATACCATCGCTGACCAGATGGGCAAGGCGTGGCGTGAAGGTGCGCGCGCGGTTGGTGTTGAACCTTCCGAGTTCACCGATGAAGATAACGAGGAACTGAACAAGATCATCGCGTCAGAATACGATTATGTGCTGGCGTTGGGGTCTGACATCCTGGCGCTGAGGCTCATGGGCGGAACGCTTGAGGAGTACCGCACGAAGTTTGCGGGGCGCATCGAAGTGTGGGCGCATCGTTATACCGACGTGGTGAACCAGGCGAAGGTGTGGTTTGGCAAGCGCAAGAAGGTCAAGCTGAAATGGGAAATGGGCGCGACAGAGGAACATTGCGCAACCTGCGCGGCGCTCAATGGAATCGTGGCGTATGCGGAGGATTGGGAGCGGTCAGGCATCCATCCGCAGAATCCGCCAAACCAGGCGCTTGAGTGCGGTGGCTGGCGCTGTGATTGCGCGCTGGTGCCAACGACTGAGAGGGCAACGAATAACGCATTGGAGAGAATACAAGACATCGTGATCGCTTCAAAACTGGATAATGCGTAACGGCTTAGACGTGCGCGTTCCCGTATCAGGGCAGGTATCAGGCGATGAGGAAGTGAACGCCCTCATCGACGTGGCACGCACCAACCATTGGGCTGGCGGGCAGAAGGTCATCGAATTCGAGCGCGCCTTCGCCAAGTTTCACAGCTACAAGCACGGCATATTCGTGAACAGCGGTTCATCCGCCAACCTGCTGGCAATCGGGGCGCGTGAGTGGAAGTTCCCCGTGCGTGTGAGCGCGTGTTCATTCCCTACCACAATAAACCCGATCATCCAGAGCGGGGCGCGGCCTTACTTCGTGGACATTGAAATAGGCTCATATCTTCCCAAACACACAGTCGATGTTGGCTGTCACGTGCTTGGGAATTTCTGTACCTCGGGCGAGGTGGTGGATTCCTGCGACGGCTGCTTCCCCGGACAGGACACGCGCACGGCAACATTCAGTTTCTTCCCGGCGCACTTCATGAGCACGGGCGAGGGCGGGATGGTGCTGACCAACGACACGAGCGAGTTCATGCGCCTGCGCAGTATGCGCGATTGGGGGCGCGACTGCTGGTGCGAACCAGGGCACGATGACACCTGCGGACGGCGTTTCGATTACACGATCGACGGTGTGCAGTACGACCACAAGTACATCTACTCGCACATCGGCTACAACCTGAAGGCAACCGACTTGCAAGCGGCGGTGGGACTTGAGCAGTTGAAGAAATTACCCGCGTTCCTGGACAAGCGCCGTCAGAACTTCGCGCACCTTTACAACAACTTGAGAGATACAGAGGATTGGTTCTACCTGCCAGTATCCTACAAACCTGATACAGCGTGGTTTGGATTTCCATTGACGATTCGGGATGACGCGGGCTTCACCAGGCGTGAGATCACGCGCCATCTGGAAGACAGCGGCGTGGCGACACGGCTGATGTTTGGCGGGAACATCACGCGCCAACCGGCGTACAAGGGCGTGGATTACGACGCTGACCCGCTGCCAAACGCGGACAGGGTGTTTTCGAGCGGATTCTGGATTGGGAGCTGGCACGGGCTGAACTTCGACCAATTAGACTATGCGAGCGAAAGGATATATGAATTCTTATCCAAAGTGTGACATTGACTTTGTGCGAGAGCACGGGAACGCGTGGCTGTTCACGGGAGAGCGCGTGCTGATCACCGGCGCTACTGGCTTCATCGGCTCATGGCTGGCGCAGGTGCTTGACTACCAGTGCAACCTCACGCTCAACCGTGACTTCGTGGACGGCGAATACGACACCATCTTCCACTTTGCGCCAACGCCGATAGAGCCGGTCATCGAGTGCGCGCAACTGTGCAAAGCGCAGGTCATCTACACCTCAAGCGGGGCGGTGTACGGGGGCGTGCCGCAGCAGGTGAACGAAGACGCGCCGATCATCCCCAAGACTGAGTACGGGAGAGAGAAGGCACGCTCAGAGGCTTTGCTGGCCAAGTCTGGCTTAGATTATCGCATTCTCAGAATATTCGCAACGGCGGGGCCGGGGCTGCGCGATTACTTTGCCATAACGGCGTTCGTGAACGCGGTCAAAGCGGGAAAGCCGATGGAGATATACGGCACGGGCAAGACGGTGCGCTCCTACCTGTACATCGCAGACCTGCTGGTGTGGATGCTGCGCATCATCGGCTTTGGCAGGCCGGGCGCGTACAACGTGGGCAGCGAGATACCGATCACTATTGAAGAACTGGCGGAGCGAGTGGGCGATTACGTTCACGGGCATCCCATCAAGCACGTGCAGCGCTGTTTTGTGGAACCAGCGCCGTATTACCTGCCGGACTGCGGACGTGCGCACGAGATCGGATTGCACCAGCGCTTTGATCTGGATTACTGCATCAAGAGGATGATGGAATGAGACATTGCGTTATTTGCGACAGCACGAAGCGTGAGTTACTTTGGCGGTCTGACTTCCTTGTGCCTGACGGCTGGCCGCGCCCGAAATACTTGGATTGGTTCAGGTGCGCGTGCGGGATGATCTATGCAGACAACGACACGGTGACGCAGCACGATTACGACCGCTATTACCAGGAGCGCTACGGTTACGGAGTGGAAGACCCGGAACAGCAACAGCGCATACGGGACAGGGCGCATTACGTGGCCGTGAAGTTCCAGAAGGACGCGAAGGTGGTGGACTTTGGCGGCGGCGAGCAGGGATTGACGCGGATACTCGCGCAGTACGGGTTCATGAACACGACCTGTGTGGAAGCGGGGCAGGATATACCGGATAACGTTGACGTGATCATCGCGGAGATGGTGTTCGAGCATATCTACTCAATGAACGCGGTGATGAGAGAAATGACCTCGTGCCTGAAAGATGGCGGCACGCTTATCGTGGACATTCCTGACGCGGGGGCGATCGGGCTTGAGGGTTCAGCGTCAATGCCGATGCTGGATTACCACCAGGTGCACCTCAACCACTTCAGGACGCTGGACATGCTCAGGCTGATGGAGCGCTGGGGGTTTGAGTTGGCGGAGACGAGCGCCTACCACGAGCGCGGGTTGGCGTGCCGGATGTTCGTGTTCGTGAAAGGCGCTGATATTGGCAGGTTGAGCAAAGAGCACGTTATCAGGAATATCGAGGAGAAGCAGGAGAAGTTGCGCGCGCTCGCAGACACGCCGGTGATCGTGTGGGGCTTGGGTGATATTGCCATGCACCTGCTGGCGCGCTATCCAATCAACGTCAAATACTTTGTCTGCAACGACCCCGCGTTCAAAGACCAGACCATTGGCAGGATTCCAGTACTGGAAGCGCCGATCAGCGAACATCCAATTGTGGTGATGGCGCAGGCGCAGAAGGAGAAACTCATCGAACACATCAAGAGCGTGTGCGATAACGAGATCATCGTGATATGAGAGTGGCTGATTGGATCGTGCAGGAACTTGAGAAGCGCGTCAAACACGTGTTCTGTCTGGTTGGCGGCGGTTCGATGCACCTCAACGATGCGCTGTACGGGTCGAAGTTGACGCCCGTGTTCATGCTTCACGAGCAGGGGGCGGCGTTTGCAGCGCAGGCTTACGGGCATCTCAACGGCTTGGGCGTGTGCATGGTGACGACGGGGCCGGGGGGAACGAACGCCATCACGGGATGCGCGGCGGCGTGGATGGACTCGACGCCGGTGCTGTTCATCAGCGGGCAGGTGCAAAGGAAGCACATGTGCCACGGGGCGCGCAGGTACGTTGGCCCGCAGGAGGTTGAGATCGTGGAACTGGTGAAGCCTATCACGAAATACGCCATCACGGTGATGCAGCCGGAGTGGATGAAGCCGTGCTTTGAGATCGCGCTGGAGTGTGCAACAATGGGTCGCAAGGGGCCGGTGTGGCTGGACATACCTCAGGATGTGCAAGGGGCTAAAGTTGACAGTTGAATTACATTTAGGCGACTGCCTTGACATCATGCGGAATATTCCCGACAAGTCAATTGACGCGGTGATTACTGACCCGCCGTATAAATTGACTTCTGGCGGACATACAGAGGGGCATAACGGGCTGTGTGAACACTTTGATAATCTATGGGGTTATTCAAACGATGGCTCGCTGTTCGCTGTTCCGGAGTTCAAGGATTGGTTGCCACAGGTATACAACGTAAGCAAAGAAAACGCAGAGTTTTACATGATGGTAAACGATAAGAACTTGCAGGGTGCGCTCAACATCGCAACCGATACTAAATACAAACTTCACAATCTTATTGTTTGGGATAAGCAAATCAAGATTGTTAATAAATGGTTTATGAAGCAGTGTGAGTACATCTTATATTTCTGGAAGGGTCATGCCCGTAAGATAAACGACATGGGAACGTCTCAACTGTTCTCGATGAATCCAGGAAACATCGGTAGCAAAACTCACCCATCAGAAAAGCCCGTAGAACTAATGAAAATGATAATAGAAAACGCAACCCACGAAGGCGACACCATCCTCGACCCTTTCATGGGTTCAGGCACAACAGGAGTCGCTTGTGTGCAGACGGGCAGGAACTTCATCGGGATTGAGATTG